AGCAATGCATTAGATAGCGCCATATCTGGTATCAATTCGGTGCAAAACTTCCTCAACAACTCACAGCCCTTGACCCAATCCCAACAGGAGTCGTTCAAGTCTGACGGATTTTTGCTTCCTGCCACATTCTCACCAGACCAAAATGGACTACCATATACGAACTATCCAACATATAGCCAAGCAACGCTAAAACGCAACATCATTACATGGTTCGTTCCTCAATTTGGAACAGTCAGGATGTATATCAACCCGCAAAACATTAGCTATGCTAGTAGCAAACTTATTAGCAGCGACAGGACGAAGGGAGGATATACTCTGCAATATTGGGGAGAAGAGCTCACTACGCTGAATATTAGTGGCACTACTGGAAGTTCTGGGATTGAGGGGATCAATGCGCTATATCAGATATATCGTGCTGAGCAATATGCGTTCGATGCTGTGGGATTGACATTGGCAGCTAATAATGCGCAAGCTGACGTAGCTAATAACATAGTGAATGGGGTAGGAGGAGCATTGGGCAATTCGGTCAATCAGCTATTTGGAGGAAGCCCCAATAGTCCTAGTGCTGCTGCCGGAGGGGCTGGTTTGTTAGGGGGCATTTTAGGTCTTGATAGCCCGAACAATAATCTGGCAACGCAGAATATTCCGTCGTTAGCGCAGCTGGCGTTTTCGATCGAGGCCTATTATGGCGGCGAGGTGTTTAGAGGCTTCTTTAAGAGCTTCACAGTGAACGAAAAAGCGAATGATTTCAATTTGGACTATCAAATGGTGTTCATGGTGACGGAGCGAAGGGGTCAACGCCTTAACTACTTCCCATGGAGCCGAAGCCCGTCAAATGGGCCATCTTCTTATACTACTCCATATTCGTTCTCAGGCAATGTGAAAACATGAGAATGAGCTGATATATAGAGTAATATGAGCGATTTCTTAGCAAACCTAGCAACTCAAATCAACAATCAGTTCGCTACAGGCGAGAACTCTACCACCAGTTTAGATGCAGTAGTCGATGGTCAGAACCAAAAATATGGTGCCTTGGGTGGTTTGCAATTCGATCAATCAGCCGAGCGCCGCTATATTGAAGAGGGCTATCTACGCACATCGCCATATTCAGCGGATCCTAAGCAATTCGAGGTGCTATTCCAAGAGCCCAACGCTACAATTCTAGTCAAGAAGAGTATGTTCTCCTCAATCGGTGAGGGATGGCGACCAGACTACATGGACGCGGACGAGAAGCTATACTACAAGGCCATGAAGATCCTCTTCCAGAACAAGGCCAATCAGATCGCCACCCTTGAAAAGCTATCCAAGATCCAAAAGGTAACAGCAGCAGTAGGTGATGTTTCTTCCCAGTTAATGCCGCTGATCATCACACTCACCGATAGCCTAAACAACTCAATAGGCTCAACCAGCGGTCTAATACCTTCATATTCAGATGTTGGCAGTCTATCAAACACTGGAAATCAAGACGCAGCTAACCTATCAAAGGTCATTGAAAGGGTTCGCAGGATATACGGATTCAACTCCACAAATCCAATCACCACATGGATAACTGATCCTACTAACATATTCCAGTCGCAATTTGGTCAAGGAACGGGCGTCATAGAGATCACTAACTTCACTAACCTAAACACAACCGCTACCAATGATATGGCTACGCCAGGCAGTTTTAGCTTCTCTATCAGTGATCCATATGAAGCTATGCTCATTACAAGCTGGGACATAGAAAAGGCCATATCTGATGCTACGAACTCATACTACAATCACAAGATCTATCAGTTTGGTCAGGATAGTGCGGCTCAAGTTATAAACGATCTCCAAACTAGGCTATCACAGCTAAGAGCAGCCCGCGGAGCTGGCCAAATAGAGGTTATTACAGCTCCCAATACAATCATAAACAAACGAGTAAGGGCAATCATAGACAGTAGTGGAACAGAGATTCAGTTCAATTACAACTCAACTGGGGCTATTGGAGGTTCGGTAGATGTTTCGGCGGATTATTTGCAGGGCGGAGCTATTGCTGGACAAGATGGACTCTCAACTAGCACTAATGGGGCTGGAATCGGATCAAACAGCAACATAAGAACGCTAGTCGCCCAATCCGAGCTATCTATTTTCCAGCAGCTCATCATAGCAACATTCAATCAGCTAACTTTACAGACCAATTCGCAGAACGCTTTCCAAACTACAAACAAGACAACCAATTATGCTCGTAGGAAGATGAACTTCCAGTTTTTGGGTAGGCAAATCATCCAGCCAATGGACACGGTACATATCTACATCAATTCCAAGAGTCGATATGACAATAAGCTAACTGGTGGATTGCAGAATATGTTCACTGGTGTCGGCATATTGCAGAACCTCAATAACACGCTCACTGGATTACAAAATGCCGCCACTACATTGTTCAATCCGTCGGGTAACATCCAAATGCAGGCGGAAAAGGCGTCATTCGTTGGTCCAGACTTCCCCAATTATTTATGGGCCCTCATGCGAAACCAATTCGTAACCGAAAAAGAGGGAACTCACGTATTTGCGGGAGTTGTTGGAAGCCCTAACGGTGCATCCAGTTCTTGGAGAGACGGCAAGTTCACAGTCAATGTTTCAGGAATGGATAACACGTATTATTTCGATCAGGGCCAGATCAATTTCAAGCCAGCCGTCGATGTTTTCAATGGAGCATTATTTGATCCCCTCACTCCGTTCAAGACCAGTTTCGACACCATAACCAGCAATGCAAAAGATGATACTCCGGTGTTGCTCAATGAAAATCAAGCACTTCTTGGAACGTCAAAGGATGGTACTCCTCCGTTCCTCAAATACAAACTAGGGCCTCGTGCAGGACAATCGGCATATGCAGACAATATGGTTCAGAACTACAACATCGATCGCGTTACTGGATCTCCTGGCAAGACATTCTATGCTCCAGATGGGCTAGTCTATAAGTGGAAAGAGGGCATTGGGATGTGCGTTCAATTCGGCAGCTCAATGGACATAAACGATCCCAATAAGGTGGGTAATCCAACGATTTTAGGAGATCCTTTTGCTGGGCAAGACATAATGAATGTCATATCGCTGCTAGTTACTGGGCAGCCATATAATTTTGCCACATACTGGAAAGCAGTTTCTAATTTCGATGGATCTGCCCGTGATCCTCAAAGCCAGCAAGATGCCGCATATTCATTCTATGCATCATTGAAAACAGATTTGGCCCGTAGCAATGTAACATGGGGCAATTTCATACCATATAAGAACCTAATGATGGATGAGGCCAGCTTCGCTCGTCAAATGGATGGTCAAGTTAGGGCAGTTAACAGGAGCAAAAAGCTTGATGATATGTTCCAGCAATATGCTGCTCTAAAACGCCAAACTAATATAGTGAGCACGATAACGCTCATCAATAATACAGTCATCAACAATCAGTTAGAGGGTAAGCAACAAGAAGCTCAAACGGCACTCAATAACCTATCGGCGCAGATACTTGCCGAGATAACGGCGTTACAAAAGGACGATCAATCGTTTTCTTCGGGTGCATTAGGCCCAAGTGGAGACGTTTCATTCGCATCAGGCAATTCAGGCAGCCAAGTCAATTCTAAACAGGCTCTATCCGATGCTGCTCAAAGAAGGGCATTGAGAAGGCAGCTGAACTACCTCACTAGAAGGATGTCATACAACGTTCGGGCAAATGAAGACAAGAACCTATTTATTGTCGATGATTCATATGACAAGGACTACGACATCATTGCATATGAAGAGTCATTGACTGACGGTCTCAAGCTATACAACAGTGAGTATTTGAGTGTAAAGCAGAAGATTATGAACGTGGCCCAACTTCTAAATCTAGAGGTGTTTGCCGACACACAGGGTCATATCAGGGTGAGGTCTCCACAGTATAATAGGATGCCAAGCTCCGTTTTCTACCGAATGCTCTATATGAAGAAGGCTTATGGTATTCAGATATTTCCGCAGTTCCTAGAAGACCTATTCAAGGGTCAGATTGATACACTTACTCAGCGGCTTGAGGTTTTGGAGAACCAGATTCGGCTTGATTGCGCGGTTATGGGCCTAAATACAGATGCAGCGTGCACCGACTTCATATTGAACGGAAACAATTCGGCTGGCCCCACGGCTAATACGAGCAACACTGGTGTATCAACTTCGGGAGAGGTGTTTGGATTCATATCTAGTGAGGGCGCAGCTCCAAATTACTCATTCAAGGTAGTGGATATGACGACGCTGCTCACTGCGGCTAATCCAGACAATAACGTCAGCAACATAGCGAAAAGCCTCGAATCACAAGCAGGCTCCAACAAGATACCGTTCAATAACAATGAGAGGTATCAGATTTTAGCGAGCGCTTTGGGCATCAACAAGAACACGTATAGCGCCATAAACACCAACAACTTGACGCCACTTGCCAACAATCCAAGGATAGACGCTCTAGTCCAGGCAATCAAAACTGCAACTGGCCAACAGATACCAAACGACTACTTTCTGGTATCTACAAGTTTGCTAGGCAATGACACGAATTTCCAGTATAACCAACAGATAGATATCTTCAAGGTAACAAACGATCTGGCCACATACATCAAAGAGCGCCAGAAGGTTCTCAAGCTACTATATGCAGCCATCAAGAACTCACAAGAGGTAACATCACTAGATAATGACACCAATGTAGCAAACGATTTATTGACGCCAGGAGTATATGGCAATTCTAACACTCCTGAAATGTTCGAACACATGATCGAGGATGAGAGTTATGACGACTATGGGCTTGGATCTGGTTCAAGGTACATCATCAAGAGAGCTCAAACCAGAGACATTACAATAGGCGAAAATCCTCCACCATTCACGATGGTTCAAGTAAGTGGTATGTTAGACCCGTTACTTCCCAATACGATGCTTCCTGGAGAACTCAATTCATTCCCTGGCGGAGGAAACGGATTAGTTACGGCGGCAGCGGTCGATTACGATCTATGGAGGCGATATGGATTCAAGGGAAGCAGCCCAATTACAGTTCCATTCCTAAACAATCCTAATAACCAGTGTGCGCCATATGCAGCCACAATCCTGAGCCAAGCCAGAAAGAATATACTTCGAGGATCCGTGACAATTTCAGGTAATGAGTTTATGCAGCCTGGCGAAGTCGTATATCTTCAAGATAGGCAGATGCTATTCTATGTTACATCGGTAAGTCATAGTTTCACATACGGATCAGGTTTTACAACGCAGCTGAATCTAGCATATGGACATGCTCCTGGCGACTATATACCTACAACGCTAGATGTAATTGGCAAGATGCTATACTCAAATAGGGATCTCGCTACAACCTCAGTTCAGAGGCAATCCACCTCATACAACGAAAAGAATATTGGGGTTCTTATTACCTCCCCGCAGGCCAATACAATTAGCACGGGCGACCCAGGGTCATCATCCACTAATGGCTATACGGCGTTCAATGGCAATACCATAACCAACATACTCTATCAAGCGGCGTATATGATCAACGCCAATGCTACAAAGGGAAACACAATACAAGCTAACGTAGAACTAAGGGTATACTACGACAGTAAGACACTACTAAGCGATGATCTTAGAACGTTCGCAAATGCTATGAGTAGTATGCTATCTACACCTGGCGCACCAATACAAGGATACAACTCAAATACGGGAGCATCTCCGCCAGCATTGCCAGCGAGCAATGTCAAGGTAGTTCTTATACAGACAGATAGGGATGGAGAGACAAGATCTCCATCCCAAAAGGCTATCAGTATGGCTCGCGATATGATAGGTCAGAACTCAGTAAGTGGAGGTGCTGCTCCGCTTGTGGCAAATGATACATCTACGGCTAATGCGGCATCTTCTCAACAGAATAGTCAGCAGCAGGTGAAAATAAACCTAGCTTCGTATATCGTGGATGTATGGATCAAGTTTTCTCCAGTTTCAACCAATGTAGCCAAAGCGAGCCCCTAAAATGTCGAATATGATGGCAGAAAAAGTGGGGTTGGTTACTAGGGGGTGGATAGATAGCTATGATCCAAACAAGAACATCCTATTTGTCAAGCTGAATAATTCTCCAGTTACGAGTAGGAATCCAGCGCATCCAGTTTCAGCACCACACTCGCTATTCTACAACAACGGTTTATTCATAGGCTCGGCTCCAGTACCAGGAACGCCAGTAGCTATTGCCCAGGGAAGTGGCGGGCAGTATCATTACGTTTCAGCTATAATTGAGAACCTGCCGCAAATGCCAGACTTGGAAGCTGGCAAGCTGCTCATTCGGGCAACTGACACAACAAAGCTATCCGTTTCAATAGACAACAACATAATGTTCGGATCCGATGTTGATCATGTACGGCTAAACACTGAATATGGGTATTTCAGCCACAATTTCGATAGCCAAAACTCTTTTACTCAGGCGTCTCGTCATGTAATTGGGTCAGTCAAAAGAGACATTACGCTCAATACGAATTTTGATCAGAACTCGAAGCTTGAAAATGACGACTACGAAGAGTGGTATACAATCATTGGACTAGATCCATCAACGACAGCCACATCCATATTGTCGGGCCCAAGCAAAAATCCTTCGTTCGTTGAAGATAGGGAAATGGTTTATGAGTTCGAGTATGACAGCGACGTCACGGACGACCTAAATGAATCGACTTTTTATGGCCCTAAAGGCAGTGCCAATATAGTTTCACCACCGACACTAAATCGTCGAACTAGCAGGGCAGATACACTATCCCTAACATTAGCCGCTCCTAACTACCTCATGGAGACGGTAAAAGGAACGGTAGTCGATATATGGGGCAACATTCTTGACCTAAACAGAAACCCACTTCCAGTAGGTCAGGGCCAAAACACCATCAACGCTAATATCAGCAAGGATACGGTGAAGTCAT